TCTTCTGACGACACTCACTTGCAACGTCGAAATTTTGACTGGCATGTGGGCGTCCGAATGGGAGCCGTGGTTTCGGTATCCAATCCGAATCTTGCAATAGCGAATCAGATGGGGTTCGTCAATCCCCTGTCTGTGGCTTGGGAAGCGGTGCCTTTTAGTTTCGTCGTTGATTGGTTCAGCAACGTCGGTCAGTGCTTAAGTGCAATGACCGACTTTGTTGGATTCAATATCGAACGAAGCTACACTACCGTCTTCGTGAGCCTTACTGGTGAATACCTCGATGTTGCCGACGTACCCAATCGTTGGGACTTGAGCTCGTATAATCTTAACGTCAATCAAGGCGTTACGGTTACCCGTTCTACAGGTATCACTGGGCCCGTGTTGAAGCGCACCCCCTTCAAGGGGATGAGCGTCTCACGAGGAGCCACAGCAATTTCGCTGCTGGTTCAACAACTGGCTAACCTCAAACGTTGAGGCCCTTGCCAATTACCTAGGAGGCAGTTATATGACTGTAGGCGTCGACATCGCCGTCAAGAAAGACGACGGCGCAACGAACATCACGTGGTCGATCGTATCTGGGTCTGGTGGCGATAAGTCGCCTGCCTTGTGGCGCTCCAACTCCGCAGCTGGAACTTTGGGTCAAAAGCCCATGTTCTACTGCGCTTCGAAGAGCAACCAAGCAGGTGATGTTCGTCGTATTGACATGTACGGGTCTTTCCCGGGTGTCTATACGAATTCGTCCACCGGCCAGACTGAAGTCCGTGGCAAGTGCACGTTCTCGGCCAGCTTTGCTGTCCCGCAGAACATGACCTCCACTGATGTGGCTGAGTTCGCATCCCAGGTCACAAACCTGATTGCTGACGTCAACCTCAAGTCCGCGATCAAGACCGGCTTCGCGCCGACCTGATCGTAACCATCCTTCGTCTGGAGAAATGTCTTGATTTCACACTTTGTGAAGAAGACGGCCCATGATATCCTATCAGGCCTAGCCACTCCTAAGGCTCTTTCAGCTTGGTTGCTGATTGAACACGGAGAGTGGGATCAACTTGCCAGCCTGGAAGTTGATCCGAACACTTATTTGGACGCGATGTCGTACTGGAAAGATTCCAGTGCGGTGTCGCTTCTTCGCAAGTATGAACCATTACCTACCTCCTTCGACCGAAAAAAAGTCGCGGAAGAAAGTTTTGTTTCATGCGAGCGTGAGTGTTTTCGAACCAATGAACGCCTCTACCCCTTAGTCGATGATCTCAAAGATCCTTCGATTTCAAGTGGGTTACACATCTATATCAGACGTGTAAGAAAGATAGTGGCAGACATTTTGGGTCCTTGTCCTGACCTCGTTGAGGGCAGGTTCGGTCCCGGTTCGACATTTGGCGATAGGGGGTCGATGACCACGATTCCCGATAAGATTTCAAACGAACCGCTTTATACCCCTGACGCTTGGCCATTCCTCGTTCCTTGGAGTGGCACAATGTGGGCTTCGGCCTGTATTGACGTCGGGAAGGTGCCGAAGTCTGTTCCTGGTAACCGCTTTCTTACGGTTCCTAAAGACGCTACTAAGCACCGCGGCATTGCCGTGGAGCCTAGCATTAACGTCTTTTATCAACTTGCCTATGGCAAAGTGATACGGAGTAGACTTCGCCGTCGAGGTATCCATCTCGATGAAGGTCAAGATATCCATCGGGCTCTTGCCCGTAGTGCCTCTAAGCGAGGCCATCTTGCTACCTTAGACCTTAGAAATGCTAGCGACACCATTTGTAGGAATCTGGTAAAACTCCTACTTCCCCATTCTTGGTATCAGGTTTTAGATAGCCTGCGTTCCAAGAAGACTCTTTTCAAGGGAAGCTTTTGGCTCCTTGAGAAGTTTAGTTCTATGGGTAATGGTTTCACCTTCGAGCTTGAAACTCTAATATTCCTGTGTCTTTGTGCAGGAATATCTGGAGAATCCTCGATTGGAACTAAGACCTTCGCCTTCGGCGATGATCTTATAATTCCAACTGAGTGCTCAGAGGATGTGATCGCCATGCTTCGATACTTTGGACTCGAAACGAATAAGAGGAAGTCTTTTACCTCTGGTCCGTTCCGAGAGAGTTGCGGCGGGGATTTCTTCAATGGAGAGGCCGTAAGGCCTTTCTTTCTGAAGGATGATCCCGACGAACCCTCTAGCCGTATCGCATATGCTAATGGCCTTCGTCGTTCCAGTGATGGACACTTAGGTCGTTGGCTATGTCTTCTGAATGGATGGCATGAGATATTATCGGGTATCCCGACTTATATCTCACGTTGCCGTGGACCTTCGGCCCTCGGCGACATTGTCATCCATGACGATATTTCCAGGTGGTCCACTTCCTGGAAACATGGCATCAGGTACATTAAGTGCTACTCTGGTACACCTAACCTAACGGTTAAGTGGTCCGGATTCGCACCTTCTGTAACCCTAGCGAG